GGCCCTTAGAGTTATTAGCATGTGGAGATGTGGAAAGAAATCCAGGTCCCGGGAGCGAGAAATCCGATTGTGTGGATTTTACGAATGCTCAGTCAAAAACCCGACTGAGCCTACAAAAGAGTCTGAGAGCGTGGTTAGTGATTCCACCCAGCCTAATAAACACTCAGACGTGGGTAGTACTAGTGAAATCCAGAAATCACATAATAGAACAGATGCAGTCAGTGGGGAAATTAAGAATGATGATAACATATTACGGCCCACTGCAACTATTGAAGATGGATTCAGTACCCTCTACTCATCCAGCATGGCCGGTTTTACAAAAATTGTTAGCCGCGACAACACTGAACATCTACGAAGTCCTGCATTACATGAATCAAATGATAGTGGACTCAACAACAGTGTTGCAGGATCAATTAGTTCTGAGGATGAAGGAGATGCCGATGATAGTGAAATCAGAAGAATCATCGATGAAGAGACAGCCAAGCTTGGTGGGTTCCCTGCATGGACCGAAAGTACCAATCTACAAGTGTCTCAATCAAAAATGCAACAGGAGTACATGGACGATGAACAATTTATGTTTGAAATGCAGATCAGATCGTCTTCAGAATCTGGATCAACGTCCAGTGAGGGATGTAAAGTCAAAACCAATCCCCTCACCAATTGCATCAACCCAGGGGTCCCAGCATGGTTATGGAAGCTTGCTTCAACAAAGTGGCCCATCAACGGGAATGAGCTGGCATCAGATATCAGCTCTTTGCACCCAAGAAACAATGACATCAGGAAGCTCATCACAATCCTCGAATGTAAGCAGAACAACGGATGGAAACAGCTCAGTGGTATGCTCTTCAAAGCAATCAGATATAATAAATCAAATAATGAAAAACGAATTCCAGGACGAGCTACCGAGGGAACTAACAGTGAATTTGGGAGAACTGAAACCCAAGGAAAGCAAGTGGACATCAAGGATATTTGCAAGCATATGCGCCGTGTCTACGTTTCATTGGCTAAAAGGGGCTTGGTTGTTTTGGAGTCCAATGGTCCCACGTATGTTAAAGATCAATTTTTCAGTTGCGGCTACGATTCTATCCCCTTTTCAAATCTTGAACAAATCTATTCAGAAATTGCTGTCTGGAATCACAGCTATTGTGCCGACAAGTTCTCTTGTGCACACGATGACATACTCAGAGAAGTTTGTTCTAGATTGCAAGATGGCAGGATGCAGTTCGGCGATACGGTTACCGATAACATTCGAGATGATGAAGAGATTTTTAATGAATCAACCAATTCCACATTTGATGATCAACAAACAACAGTTGCTAATAGATCGACTGAATTACCCATCCCTTTGGGTGTTAAGTCTAAGTGCAGTCACTGGATATCTAGCCTACCGCTATTGGACAATTTCAACGAAGGAGTTCAGAACGGAGTCAGTGACAGTCAACAGAAACCAACTCAATCAACTGTTGGGAGCAATGAAGTTGAAAGCAGCCTTCAGTGCAAGAACACCACAAGCGATAAGGGATATAAAGGATCAAGCAGTGAATTATGTGAATCAGGATCCGGAATTGAAACAGTTATCTGCAAACCAGAAGTACGAATTAGTCATGGTCGCTGTCTCGCAACTTGCAATGCCAAGTGCCCAAGAAAAGGAAATAAGGAAGACTATGATAGGAAAAAGAGAAGATCTGTGGGCCCAGTACTCATGGTTGAAGACGGGATCCGCCGCGAGTTGGTTTCCGTGGATAAAACTACCAGCATAGCAACCAACATGGGAGAAGAGAAGGGCATTATGCGTTGGGGAGAGTTATTCAACGTTGATAACTATGGGAAATGGCAACAAGATTACATTACCGGAATACATCCCCCCCGTAGAATTGTGCAAAACAAGCAAGCACTTAATTTGCCTGAACCTCCCAGGGATTTGGAGAGTGACAATGCACAGGGAATGCATACACAACGAAATAAGAAGTCTAAAGGGACGAGTTCTAAAACAAACACCGGAACCCAACAAACAAGCACTGGTTACATTGAAATGGTATACAGATCAACTGGTAAGAAGAGTAGGGTCAGCTACGATGTATACAAGGGAAGAATTAATCTCCAGTTTTCCACAAGGCAAACAGAAGAGTTACAAAAAGGTGGATGGCTTGAAACTCGGATATCGCCAATTGTTAAGAGACACAGCAGTCAACGCATTCATAAAATCAGAAAGATTAGTTCTAGACGAGAACCCAGACCCAAGGATGATTCAGTTCAGAAGCATGAACTCGAATCTGCATCTGGGTCAGTTTACGAAACCTGTAGAGAAGAAGTTGTACCAGATGAAGTGGGATGGACAAAGGTTAATAGCAAAAGGTCTAAATCTACACGCACGCGCAAATCTCCTACACAAAATGTGGTCAAAATACAAGAACCCAAACTTTCTAAGTTTAGACCTAAGCAGATGGGATATGCACAACAGCCAAGATATGATAAAGATCTTACACAAGTTCTATCTAGGAATGATTCCAGACCCTTTCTTCAGGCAAATGCTCAAAATGCAATTGGTCAACAAAGGATTTACGAAAAATCAAATAAGATACACCAAAATCGGCGGAGTGATGTCAGGAGATATGACAACGGCTCTAGGCAATTGTGTGTTAGTTGTTTTGATGATGTCTCTGTTAAAAGCAATAATTCAAGAACATGGAATACCATCAGAATTAACAGAAGAACATCTAAAAATACAGAACTACCACCAGGTTTGTACAGAAGATTGGACGATGCTGGACGACGGGGACGATCATATAATCATTGGGGAAGCGGAGATTTTAGAAAAACTTGCAAAAATCCTTCCACAGTATTACTTAATGATGGGTCACGAATTGAAAGTGGAAGCTCAAGGGGACCAATTCGAACAGGTGCAGTTCTGCCAACACAAACCAATGAAAATAAGAGGAATGTATGTCATGATACCAAATCCAAGGAAAGTGTTAGCAACAAGCCTGTCATATCCAGCTGGAATAAATCCATGGGATTATCTACCAATTGTATGGGAAGCAAGGGCAATTCTGCACCAGGGGGTTCCTGTTCTGGGGCCAGTATTTTTGAAGTTAGCAACAAAATATCCGGTACAGAAAAGGGACACAACATTCCAAATAAACCTTCAAGTCCGACCATGGATGAAACCACACAAATCACTTCCAAACTCCATAAAAGATATAACAAGTGATGTAGAAGTGGATGCTAGACAACAATTCAATTGGGATGTAAGCATTGATGAACAAAAATTTTTCGAAGATCTAGATATAGCAATGCCAAACAACATCAGGGAGGTGTCTTATGATTTTGCCGGACCAATAGGCAAACATGGACACCCTACATTAGTTGAATTGTTGGAATAGGTACTGATACCATGGACATAGTTGAAATCAGACCAAAAGGCCAGCGGACTGCCAAAGCCCGCACACCCGTTGTTATTAAAGAAACAATCGTGGAAAAGAAACCAAGAAAGAGGATGTCAAAAACAAATAGATTCATCAAGAATATTGGTAGATTAGAAACAGTTACCAATGGTAAAGTAAAATTGGGAAACCGTGGAGAAAAATACGGAGAATTAGAAACATTACTGCAAAGAAGAGAATTAATACCTAAAACAGCAGCAGGAAGAGCTTACTTACACATGGTACTTAATCCATGTACTGAGAATTACCAACAAGCGTTTACTGGTATTCCTGATAGTAATGGAGCTCAAAGTGCTCTGTTTTCTTGTAGAGATGAAATAGTAATGGATATAACAACTGTACCATCTGGATCACATTGGACACCACCAACTACATCATGGGAAGCAGTTGTTATTGGTACAAATCAGCTAGTACTTTCTCACCTTTTAATAATGGCAGCTAAAATACCAACAATTGATACAATTCAATCAGTATTGAACAGTAAAAATAACGGTTCAGTATCTAATAAAACGCCACTGTACCCTACATTTGTAGCAGC